CTTTTCCATCCTGATGACCAAGTTCTTTGTTGATCAAAATTTCTTTTTGTTTCTGTTCTAAGTTTACTAATACCTTTGAATGATTCATCATAAAAGCGTTTAACCACAGTAGGGTCAACTTCACTACGCATCATGTTTTGTGCTTTAGCCCATTCTGTAATCTGTGCTTCAGCACTTTCTCTTGCTGATATAGCTAGGTCATCATATTTCTTTTCTAATGAAGTCATAGTTAGACGACGTGTATCATCTTGTATCTGTCTAACTTTGGTTAATTTTTTGTTTTGTTCATCAACCACAAAGTTTGAAAAACGAATAGCTTGTATTTGTTTATAATGTTCTTTAGCTCCGCGTTCTATTTCAGGTATTTGTTTCTGATATTCTTTGGTTAATTCGTTTTCAGCTTTAGCTAGGTCTTTTAATTTTTGTATTTGTTCTGGACCTGCTTCTAAAGCACGAGCGTCACGACGAGCATTATTGATTCTACCAAGTTCACTAGCATATCTATCAGTGTGTGCATTTAGAGCCTGTTGAATTACCACTTGCTCTTCATTCATACCTAACATTTCTTTGTTACGTTTTAATGATTCTAGTGTGTCTTTATTGAAAGTTCTGTATGAATTTACTAGTTTATCAAGTGATACTTTATTTCTTGTTATAGCATCAGCGGCTTTGTCACTGCCTTTGCTCATTTCAATACCGTCTTTGAGACTGCCTAAAAAGTCACCATCACCTGTATTCTTGGTTGCCTCATTGATATTCTTGAGGCTCTCTTCCATGTCCTTGAGTTCTTTACTAGTTTCTGCTGTTGCTTCATTAGTTAAACCAAAGTATGTTGCTGTTGCTCCTGCTAAGAAAAGAAGTCCTTGTGCTAGTTTGTAGACTAAGTTCTTACCTAGTGCGGCATTCAATGCTACAGTAGCTAATACTGCTGTTCTAATAGCTTTGGCCATACCTATAAAGACAGTAACCATTGCGGCTATTCTAGCCACTGCGGCCTGTGCTACAAACACTCCAAATGCTATTGCTAATAGTTTGAAGTTCTCTGCTGTAAATTTAACTGCCTCGCCTAGACCACTACCAATTGTTCTTGCCATACTCTGTGATTCACCAACCACAGACCCCATTGACCTAGCAACCTCTGTCAATGCTGAGGTTAGTCCACCTTCACCAACTTCATTTAGTGCTAGAGCAAAATTATCTTGTAAGTTTGATAAAGCACCCGACAGTGTTTTACTCTGTCTTTCAATAGAACCTGCAAATTGAACTTTACCAACTTCATTTAAGAATTGAATTATAGAACGACCATCATTTTCAATAGTCTTGGCAGTGCCTCTAAAGTTAACAGTTAGTTTGTCACCTTCTGTTTTAACTTTGATACCCAACTGTTTAAGCATTTCAAATTCGCCAGTTGTGGCATTGAATACTGCTTGGGCAACATCATCAAAACGCTTGCCCATACCTGCGGCAATGTTACCAATGTTCTTCATAAAGCCTTCAGTTGGTTGTAGGCCAGCGTTCTTAAATGTTATGAATGCTTTGGTAACTTCGTCTAATTGGAATGTTGTTTGTTTGGTAAATTCTTTAATTAGATTAAAACTGTTGGCCGCTTTTCTAGCATCACCTTCAATGGTAACTAAAGTTTGTCTTAGGTCTTGGAATGTCCTAATAGTGTTTACTAGTTCTCTTGACACTAATGCTACAGCAAGAGCTTTGAAGGCAGTGCCTAACCCGCCTATGCGTGACTTAAGGCCCCTAAGGTTGTCTTGGGCCTGTTTGGTATCAACCTTGACTTTATAATTTAGATCAGCCATTATATTTTCCTAAAAATTTTATCCAACTCTGATTCGAGATATTTTACAGTTGGTTTAAGCATTCCGTCTGGTGCTTGCTTTGATCTACCTTTGTCCAATTGCTTGGCATAACGGTAGTCAGCGTTGATTGTATCGCCACCCACAAACCTAGTTTTATTACGGGCATTACCTGTTTTTTTAGGGGTAACACTTACCCATTTCTTATGTGCGTCTTTGGCAACCTTAGATAACTTGTGAGCCCTCTGTTTGGTGTCGGGTGTTATCTTGTCACTAATAAGTGTTACATTGGCTTTGATCATTTATTGTGTTTCATCCTGTTAACATTTTCTACCATCTGCATCATTTCAGCTTCACTTAGCTTGGGTGCAGGTGGTGGCATACCTTTACTTTTGGCATTTTGTTTTTCTTGTTGCCAATTTTCCCAACTTTGTCCTATGTCAGCGATTAACACATCAATGTTGTTGCCACGTTTAATTAAATCACTGGGTAACACTCCGTATCTTCTTGCTACCCAATCAATTGTTACAAAAACATTTAGGACTGGGTCTCTGTCTCTGATACGGTATTCACTAGCTTTCCCAACTCTTCCACCACCTGACTTACTGCTTTCATCATAATGTCAGTTGGTAAAATGTTTTCACCTTGGCATATTGGTTTGCCTTTTTCATCTAAGATTAGGTCTTTTACTATTCCGCTTGCTGATGCAAAGTCGTTGGGATCAATTGCCGCCATTTTGGCAAAAGTTTCAATATCTTGTCTGTCCCATATATAGAAGGTTAGGCTTTCTCCATATTTCTTTGTTATGGATGCGTCATCTATGAGTATTTCTACTAATTGGGGTTTTGTTGCTAATTGTGATAGTTTCATTTAATCGTCCTCTCTGTTAATCATTTCGTTAATTACTGCTATTTGGAAAGTTAATCTATTGCGTGCTTTGTCTAAGTCTTTACGAGCACAGTTAACTTCGTTTAGAGCTTTAGCTGTTTCAGCTAACATACTCTGTAGTAATTCTTGGTCTGTTTTATTCTGTAAAACTTCCATTAATCTTGTTCCTTCTTATCTGTATTTATGTTGAGATAAAAGGGCATAAACTACTGCCCTTATTATCCTTTATACTATTACTACTACATCTACTAGGCTACGGTATATTCACCGTCAACAGTAATTGTAATTGGTGAAACCCAAACAGGAGAATCAGCTGATACTGTAGGTGCTAGACCTGTAATATAACCTTTTCCTGAAATAGTTTTACCTGCGCCATCGTCACTTTCTTTTCCTAAGAAAAGACTAAATTCGACTAGGCTTTTTTCATTACTCATACCAAAGATACCTTCTAATGAAGCTGTGCCTGCGGCACTTGTGCCATCACCAAAGAATGTTGTTTGGTCAAGCACTAGGTTCATTGAGATACTGTTAGTTGATGTTGTAGCAACATTTTTCTTAGCTGTTTCATCCAACTGTGTCCAAGTAAACACGTCGTTTGAAGCATTCACTGTCATATCTTGAAGACTTGGCACAACCATTGTATCGTTTGTGTCGTCTGCATCAATTTCAAGAGTTAGTGTAGCTTCTACGCCTGTCACACCTGGTGCTGGATAGATATATTCTGCCATTGTTGTTGCTCCTAATTAATAATTAACTTCGAAAAGTTAAAAGTAAACTCTGTTACCATAGTATCGCCTTCAAAACTTGTTTCTACATCAGTTTGACGCTGACGCCATCCTTGTGTAAGGTCTTGCAACCTAGTCTGTTTTACAGTTGATACCATAGTGTCATAGCTTGTTGGTAAGTTTTTTGCGTCTGTTGCCACATAGACAGTTACAGTAGTAGTTTCATCAACTACACCACGATTGTCTAATGTGTCAATCAAAGGGTCTTGGGCTGTTTGTGGCTGATTGACATATATCTTTTTCATATTCTTAAGATACAATGGATTATCCGTTGCGTCCCAAGGTAACTCCTCACTTATACCAAAACCTGTAACAGTATTTGCTTTTAAGTAAGTTAAGATAGTGTCTCTCATCGCACTCTCCTTAGATTAACTACGCTTGGTGCTTTTTCTGCACTTTCTACAGTAGCATCACCATCATAGTCATACCAATCACCAGCAGTCAATAATTCACCTAACAGTTCATTATATTTTGCTTGGTAATGGCCAATCTTTTGACGCTCTGCATTGTTCTCATCACTAAAGTCTGCTATCTTAGGCATGATATAGTAATAGAATGAATGAAATACACATAAGTCTGTGAAATCATTCTGTCTACTCAATATCTTTGCCGCATCTAGTTCTGGAATGTCTGCTACAGATTGAATTGAAGCACTACTCTGTTTCAAGTAATAACTTCTCCACCAATCTGTTGAGCGTAGTTGGGAGAGGATGCGTTCTGTTGATCTAATTAATAGATCTTCCACAACATCCACAGTCAAGCCTTCATTTGCCTCAAACACACGCTGGTCTCTATCGCTCACATCATCATATGTTGCGAATGATAAAACCGTTGTTCCTGATGTAATGAAAGCCATAATCAATACCCTCTTATGCTACGTCGATTAATTGAACACCACGAGTAGGATCAACAACACCAACAC